GTAACCCAGTGATAGATCTGATTCATAGGTTGTATGTCACCGTGAACTTGGTCTCGTTGGTGGTTGTGGTTTCTACCCAAATGTCGATCATGGGAGCTTTCTCTTTGACTTAGCTGCCCAAGGACGTGGGTCTTCTAGCAGCTTCTTGTACTTACTCTTAGCATCCTTGCCATTAAAGATGTTGTTACGCCCTCGATAGGAATACTCTTTCCGAGGGTTATAACCGCCAGCAGAAGTCTCATTAGGCATACGCCTAGATATACCAATGTCCTTAGCAGACTCCTTACCACGCTGGCTGGCAGCAATACGGTGATCCATTGCTGTACGCTTCACAGACACAAAGTGCTGCGAGATCTTCTTGCCACGCAGGGCAGAGGGCAAACCCTTAGCCACCAAGTCATTACGTTCTACTCCAAACGGGTCTTTCATGGGAGCTTTCTCCTCTTGTTCCCTCTTTGCAGAGTAGTGCCGTAGATCTCCATCTGATCCTTAGGAGAACCAGCGTCAGGGTTATTCCTCACAAAGTCGAGTCTGTTCGCCTTGGCCCGCTTACCTGCCTCTTTAGCTGCTTGGACAGACAAGCCTTGAGTCTTCACCTTCTTACCCTGAGCAGCAGTAGCCTTACGCATACTCAGCGCATAATGGCGGTTCATATTGCGGCTGGTGGGATTAAGACCCACCGTGATGGGCATCTTCAGGTATTTAACACCCTTGGAGATTTCCCCATGGTCAATGCCAAATGGACTAATCACTTCTTCCCCTTAGGCGGTGGTTTCTTAGCAGGGGTCTTTTGTGCCCGCGCCTTGGCCTGCTCTTGGCTCATCTTGAGCTTCTGCTGGTGCATCTCTTGCTGCTGAGTGAGCTTCTGCTTGTGCTGCTCATCGGCCTGCTGCATCTGCATCTGGTCGGCTTCTTGAGGATTAGGCTGCTGCTGAGCTTGAGAGAGCTGCTGTTCTCCCATCATGGCCTGTTGACGCAAGCCAAGAATGCCCATCTGCTGCTGTGCCAACCTCATAACAGTCTGCTGCTTTTCCTCTTGCTCCCTGATGGATTCCTGCTCAGGAGACATATCAGGCAGGCGAGCAGCACTGCGGAGGAACTTCTCCAGCTCTGGGTCTGGGAACCAACTCATACCCACAGAGGCCATCTGGCCCATGAACTGGCTCAACTGGGTGAGGTCAGGAGGATCAACGTCGTTAGGCACAATCTTGGGGAGCTCATTAACCTTGATCCCATTAATCTCAAAAAGCCTTGGTACAGCATGGCGGTTAAAGACATCAGCAATAGCCATGGCAATGGAGTTGATAGATGCCCTGAACAGACCAGTCTTGTCTGTGTGGAGGGCATAAGACCCTGTGGACTGATGACCCACCATGATGAAGTCAGCCATCACAGTCATCAGGATTCTCTGCTCAAGACGCTGGATGATGGCATTGGTGTCGAACTGACGGCCACCAGAGGACGATAGAAGCTGGAAGTCGAACAGTGGTTGCTTGGTGTCCTGGTCAAAGGAGTTAGGCAGCAGGATGCCCTCCTGCTCGTCTCTCCGCACACTCCTGACCATCTTCTGGAAGGCTTTGAGCATCTTCTCCTGCTTTGACCCCGCAGGTGCATCAAAGTACTCAGCAGGGAGCTTTCCCACAGGCATACCTGCCAGGTCACGCTCCATACCAATGGCTTCGATCTCTTCTGCCCGCTTCTTGAAGTACCAGGAGCGGTAGGAGTTTCTCAGCAGGGAACGTCCCTCTGGGTTTCCCTTAGACAAAGAAGTCCTGAACAACAGGGACTTCTCGATGGGGATGACAACTGTCTTGTAGTGAGGGGGAGCAAGCTGGACCATGGCCTTTATCCCGCCCTGCTCATCAAAGGCCCATCTCAGGAGGGTCTCTTGGGACCTGATGGGGATCTTTCTCCACCCAATCAGCCCATCGTCATACTTTGAGCCTTCCCCGTCCCTCTTCTTGTAGACGATCTCATGCCATGTCCACCCGTAGGTGAGACAGGACAGGATCTCCACAATCAGGTCATCCCAGGTGTGGGACATGTCATCCATGCAGGACTCTAGGAACTGGGCTGCTAGGACATCTTGTTCATCCTGCCCTGATCCCTCTACCCGCCACTCAACTTCCCGCAAAAGCATCTGTACTGAGTAGAGCAACGACCCCACAATGGCATCGTTCTCACTCATTTCCTTGAAGACTTGGACAGCCTTACGCCCACGTAGCTGTGGGAGGAACTCCTCATCCACATACCCAGATGTGCGCTTGAGGCCAGTAAGACCTAGCTCATCTAAGGCAGACCACTTCTTGGGGACAACCTCAGCTACCAGGTCTTCTCCATTGTAGGAGCGCTCAACTGGTGTGGTTGTCATATGTCTATTCTCCCGTATTGACTACTCACTCTTTGTTTAAAGAGTGAGGTTGTATTCAGAGTCTCTGCCTTGGGTGAGCTGCCTGACTTCCCCCGCCACTGCTGCATCCACTGTATTGGGCTGCTCTCTGACCGCAAACATCTTCTCGTACTTGTTTGGCTCCTTGGTCTTGGCAATGCCGATGGGGGATACCGGCTGACCAAACTTTCGTGATGCTCGGTATGCCAGTGCCAGGGAGCACACATCATCAGGCAGGTGATACTCCTGGGTGCGTGAGTACAGGTCTCCTACCCGGCAGTACTTGTGGGAGATGTAGGCACTCCTGAGCTTGGGGAAGAGGAAGTCTCCCCGCTCTAGTCCTGAGACATACTCACTGAGCATGGCATCTCGCTTCTCCCCCGTCATGGTGAACCCATTGGCTCTGATGTCCAGGTAGTCATTCACCACGTTCCCCAAGCCTGTTCTGTCGTGTAGTGCTTGGGCGTTGTACTTACCTATGGCTTCGTTGAATCTCCCCACCATGTAGGGATACGGACGCCTATTTAGTTTTAAGAAATAAGCTAGCGTAATGGGTGTATGAGTGACATCAAGTACCGAGATAACGGTGTAGTCCTGCTCTTTGGCCCAGTCTGCGGCTGCTACGTACTGATGGCTTCTCTGGGGGTTTTGGAAGACATACTCTTCGTAGTCCTTTTGTACTTTCTCATAAACTGGGTCAAATTCACCCGCAAAAGTCTTCTCGACAGCATCAGAATCAAAGGCACGGTTACCGATGGAGGGCTCACCCAGCTCATACTCCACCCGCCACATCTCTTTGGAGATCTCTTGCTTCTTGGACTCAATGGTCTTTTCGCTCAACCACCCGTCAATGGGGTTGGCACTCTCTCGATAGCACCAGGTCTTGATAGGTAGTCCTCTTTCTTCGAACCGCCTTCTTACCTCGGTGAATGTCCCCTCAGGGTTCTGCCAGGTAGAGCACAGCACTGTGTAGGGGGAGATGATGTCCCCCAGATAGTTCTTCTGGGGCATGGGCTGACCCAGAGCAGCATCAAGGATGTTGATGTCCATCTCATCGATCTCATCGAGAAGAAGGAATGGTGGGTGAGGACCACGGACTGTCTTCTGGGAGGCAGTGAGCGGTCTGATTCTGGCCCCGTTGCTCAGCTTGATCAATGTCTGAGACTCAGTGTCAATCATGTACTGGGGAGCATTGGATGACTCAATGGCCATTCTCATGTGCTCATGGATGTTGGTGGACTGGGCGAGAGATCCACCTAGGAGGTTGACATCTGTCCCCAAAAGGAATGACTTGGTGAGACCGAGGATGGCCAGCATGAAGCTTTTCCCCGACAAACCACGTGACCCATGCCAAAGAGTGATGTTGCTGTCACCCCTGTTGAAGTAAGCATCAGCAAATACCTCAAAGGGAGATACATGATCAGGGCACACTGAATGGCGAGGAATGACTACTCCCCACATAGCCTGAACTAGCCAGTAGAGCTCATCATCGTCATGGGGGAGACGATCAAGGGCGAAGTTGGTCTTCGTCGTCATTGTCATCCTTGATAGATGGGTCTTTGGGCTCGCTCCATTGCTTCATTTTCCGCCACACATAACCCTTGGGGAAGGCCCAATCAAGCAACCGAAAACCCACCACCACCAAGAATCCCATAAGTAAAGACCATGTTTGCTCACTCATCTATGTCTCTATATCTGCATTATCCATGCGCTCAATCAGATACGCGCCTGCAGCAACAACCACCCATGCTAGCGACAGAAAGAAAGATGCGGCCGGAATATTGAATACAGCTTTTCCTGAAATAA